GACCTCGGTACTCACGACTCCCATAATTTCCGCAATAACAACAACGAGCGGAACCCCGACCCTCACGGTGTCATATACGGCTTCTTCTGGAGGAACTATAAACTCGGGAACTTCTATAACTGATGGCGCTGTTGTGGTCAAGACATCTGCGTCTGTGACCCCTGCTGGCGTACCAAACCCGGCAGCGTCCGCCGTAGCCTTTTTGGTCCGGCTTTCCCCTGCGGTTTCAGGTGGTATTGTGGGAGATATCGGAAACCGCGAGCTATTGAACCGTGCCCAGCTTCTTCTCCAGAAGCTCGAGGTGACCTCTCCAGTGAACGTGCAGACGACAGGTATCCTCAACCCAACAGGTCTGACCATAAGCACGACTGGGTGGACCTCTGTCAACACTGCAGTAAACGGATCCCAACCAAGCTTTGCTCAGATTTATACGGGAGTGGCCGGAGTGCCAGCCCCTGGAGAGCGCATCTTCTCCACCATCGTTCAAGCCAATAACCAGAATAACTTGGATCTGACAGGACTCAAGGAAATGTCCAACTCCGTCATAGGTGGAAACAACCCGTATCCCGATGGCCCGGACGTCCTCTGTATCTATATTACAAACTTGACAGCTACTGCGGCGACGGTACAGTGCAACCTGTTTTGGACTGAGGCCCAGGCTTAGAATTTTAAAATCAAATGAGAGTAGATGAACCACACTGGGGACACAACCCGGACCCTCTTTGTGGATTCCAAAAACCGCGACGTGACCTTATTTCCGAATGGAAATTCGTACGTCCTCCACCTGACCACACCGATCAAGAACGTCGTTCGAGTCGATCTGGTCAGTGCTCGAGTTCCCAACACCATGTACAATCTGACGAATGGCACGAGTGTCTTTACAAAGGATAGTACTGCGGTGAGCCTGAATCCAGGGTTTTACTCCGCTTACACTCTTGCGACTGCAGTAACAGCAGACGGTACCCTGACCCTGGATTATCTGGCAAATGAGGGTCACATGGTATTTTCATCTGCAAATCCGTTCACCCTGACACCCAACAGCACCGAGTTTGCCAGTATGGTTGGCCTAACGTCTGGGACAACCTATACAGCCGCACTAGCCACGACCCTTGATCCCGGATACACTGGTAAATATATACAAAAGTCAGTGACCCTTGTGGATTTCAGCCTGAACGAATATGTCTTTCTGGATATTGATGAGCTCAGGACCCCATGGAATTTGGATGCAAAATCGATCGATAGCAAGACTGGTACATTTTCAGGATCAAATTCGACTAGGATGTTTGCACCCATAGTCATGGATGTCGGTTCGGGCTGTATCAAGAATTTTCATGAAAATAAAGACTACCTTATTCATGCAGCCTACCCAGAGCCTATACCCTCCCTGCAGCGCCTGACCATCAACTGGTACGACAAGACTGGACAGCGCCTCAATTTCAGGGGCTGGAATACGAACGCATTTGTTCTTCGTCTGCACGTCACAGACCTTGAAGACCGTCACTTACCACCTGTTCAACCTCTACAAGACGTCGAAATAAGACGTATTGTGGAAGCGATGACTCTCGCTGCTCCACCCCCTCCAAAGCCTGAAAGGCGGAGGATTCCTTGGGCTATAATAATTTTAGCTATTTTGGGTTTGTTCCTGGCCTGGAAGAACCGGCCTGTGTCTCCAGTCCCCCTTCAGCGCACAGCGTAGAGGGGCGAGCTGGGCTCCCTGATCTCGACATTCTTGACCAGGGTCTTGGTCAGCATGAAGACGATGATGGCCAGCAGGGTCGTGAACAGCGCGCTGAGGATGTAGTACTTGCCTCCATTCTTGTTCACCTGGACCACCTGGCTGATGATCCACCGGACCACATCCATCCATGCAATGGCGCTCGCGAAAGAGAAACCCGCAACGATCGAGTTCAGGGACTGAGCCTCGAGCTGGGTGGCGATACCGCCGATCATGGAAGACATTTAATATTGTATGTGAAAAAAATTCAGATGCGTCCCAAAACCGTCCCACCCCTGGATCTCCAAGTCCTCATCCTCATCTTCATATTCTTCCTCCTTGAGTATGAAGGCGTATTTTACCACGGGCTTGAGCTCTTCTTCATCTGATTCTTCATCTGCAAAGTTCATCACTCATTCTGTTTGTCAACAGCATTTTTGATGGCAAGTTCCGCGGGGGTCTCTGGAACCCATGAGTCCCATGTGGCGGCACACTCGTTCATCTTGACGGCCGTCTCGTTTTCTGTACCCTCGTACCTCGTCCACTCTCCCTCAACCTCTTCCCAGTCCTCCTCGTCCTCGTCCTCGTCCTCGTCCTCCTCATAGATCTCTGGAAACAAGGTGCCAAACTGCTTTCCGGTCACGTGACGGGCAGCATACATGAGACCCATCTTCATGTCCTGACCAGTCACGGCATCACGGCCGCATGCCTGAGCGTAGTGAGCGGCTAGAATAGTGGCAGATTCCATCACAGGTAAAAAGAGGTCCATTGCAGCTGCCTCAATGGGTGCAGTGTCCATTTCACCTGCAAAACCAGACTTCATTACTAAGACCGAGGCCCGTTCTTTTAAGACTCAAAATTTGGGAACATGACCGGAGCATGGCCTTTGTCGACTGTCAGAAAGTTATAGTTGGCAGCATACACGACAATGTTTCTATTATCTGTGCTCGCACTCATGTTCAATATCAAATTTTGATTTGAAATTCGTGAAAAGTTCACGTGACCGGTCGGCTCATCTCCCTCGGGGTCGAGACTGAACGAGTACATGTAAAAAAGACGATCTGGAATTCTGGTATGAAATTCAAGACCTTGTATATTTCTGAGGAACACGGGAGTCCCCACGTTGAATGCGATGCGCTCGCTCGTGTTGAATGTCAATGACATATTCAGGAGCTGATCAGTCGTCCCACCGGATACGTTGCTGTAATCGTATCCTTGTGCAGATGAGTTCTGGATGACCAAGTACATTTCCTTGACTGTATTGGAAAACTGGAGAGGGCACGTGACGTTGCTGGTTCCTACGGGCACAAAGAACTCTATTCGCTGGACCTGTTCAAAAATAAAAATCTGCGGGGACTTTTTGATGTAATCCACCTCATTCTGAGACAGGTATGTGTATTCCACATTCAAAATGGGATTTATCTGTGCGGTCGTGTTTATTTGTGAAAACATGGTCGACGGGTAAAAAAGAACCCGGACTGTCACATCGTCATCTAGGGCACATATAGGCAACCCCTTTTTAAAGCACGAAAATGGGACTGGTAACGTGTAAGTGTCGAGAGACAGTGTTGTTCCTTTGCCTGTCAGAGATGCGAGAGCCACCTGTTTCGTCTGCGGGACTTCGAGGTCCATTTTCATTTCGATAAACTCTCCCCAGAGTCTCTCGACAAGCTGAGATCCTATGTAGAGCTCTATGTATTTTATCATGAGTGTACCAGCTGAGTTGAGTACAGCAGTACCAGCCGAGAAAGGCATCGGGACCTTGAGGTACAAATTTGTAATAAGGTCCCCTGACTTTGGCAAGACTGAATACGTCTCGGCTCCGAAAAGTGTATCTTCTGACTGGAACTGGACCTCATCAACACGATAGGCAAACTGCGTCTGTCCTGTGTATCTCTCCACAAAATACGTCACCTCCGGGAGACCGCTCAGTACTACATCTTCTTGACCCAAAAAGGCCAAGCTGGCACGTCCGGCCATATCTACTAGGGACGGCGAAAAGAACTATGACGAGCCAAACGCTATACCGGCAATTCCATTCTCTATTCTGAGCACATTGTAGTTTATTGCAGTGACCCTGCATGACCGGGACGTCAAGGCAGTTGGTGTCAGGTTGAGGGTCATGAGTACCTGCTTTATTCGACTAAAATTTACATATCCGGATGGATTGACAGATCCAGGGTTCGTGCAGAAGCAGTACATATTGAACTGCCTGGTGGGGAAATTGACGTAATGGTTATATGGCTCTATAGTTCCGAGATATGTTGCATCGGCAGTCGTGCTCGTAAAGGCGTCGTACCCATTGAAGCTTAGGCCAATACTCTGAAGCCCCGAGCCTGTAAAATCGTATGGGGCCTGTGGGAGGTTCGTTGAATTTTGAATGACAAAGAAGAGTTCGCGAACAGGGTTATTGAAACGCAACTCAAAAACTCCACTTGCAAAATTTACAGGCAAGTTTATATTTTGATATTGACACTGAAGAATGACTTGGTCTATCCGGCTTCGTCTGAACCAGTCGATTTCAGGGTCCGATAAGTACACGTATTCGACTATAATGGTCGAGTTTAGGGCAGGGTTGGAAAGAGACGAGTTTATATTTGCCGTGACAGCCGTCAAGTTTGAAAAGTTGTTGAATGTCACGTGAACCTCCATGTCCTGCCGGTCGAGAGCACAGATTGGCACGGAAAGTTCCGGAGATCCGAAGAAATAGAATGGTAAATTCACATAATAAGTTCGAGTCCCGGTTATATTGGATGTGTCACCCTTCCCGGTCATGACCTTGAGTGCCTGCTGATTTTCATATGGCACATTGAGGTCGTTCCATAGCTCAATAGTCTCACCTGTCAGTGTCTGAATGGTCTGCCCGCCAATTTTCAGTTCCGCTGAGGAGATGGCGACAGTGGCGACAGAGTCATAATATTGGAAATTCAGAACAGTCGATACGGCCGAAGCAAGTGGATACACAGAAATGAAGGTGTTTGAGAACAAGTTAGGAAAAGTCGTTGTTCCGTTGACAGTCGCGAGGATGGTTGTGTTCGATGAGTATGAATTTGATATACGAAACGGAATATTCACGGTGTAAGGAGGCAAAAGGCCAAGCCCGACCGGATAGGTCGTGACGGTATTTCCAGTGCTTGACCATGTGTTTATGGATATAGAAGTGAGTTGATCGGCCGTGCACAAAGTCCCTGTCAAAACGTATGTTCCATTTGCTGTAAAATTGAGGTTCGAGGTTCCAGCGGTGGAAGCTATATTTATGACACCGGAACTGCCGCCAGTATAAGGATATCCATTAGAAACAAAACGAGATGAAGCAATTTGCAAGGGAGACGTGAATATATTTGATGTCGAAACTATAATATTTGACTCTGGCTGAAATGTCAGCCCTGAATACGCCAAGATACCTTGGGTGCCTGAAATGGACGTGGAGGGAATACCAACTTGGTTAAAAATAAAGTAAGACCCTGTTTGAACATTGGCTGTACTATTTGAGCACGCCAGTGTTAAGAAATACTTTGCCGCCGTATCGGTAACTATCATTGGCATCGTAAATGCAAATGTAGGGTTTCGACCCTGTGAAGACATATCATATGTATATACCAAGTTGGCTCCTTCTTGGAGAGTAGCGCTTGTCACATATCCGTTGGACATTGACACGACGCTACTTATGATATACGTTGCCGCTGTAGACATTCTCCAAGTAAAACTGCCATCATTTACCTTGATCGTCGTCGTTGAACCCGTGGAATACAGGTTTGTCGAATCCACGGGGAACTTTGTGGCTGCAACGGAACCCAGCACGTTGCTCTTTAGGTAAAAGTAATCTTCAGCCTGTGCTACAGTGATATACGAACCGGCACTGATAGATGCACCAGACCCAGATGCGTACACATAAACATTCGAGTTCAAGTTGGTGATATTTATAGGAAACACAACTGGACTCGATGGATTGGGAGAAACACGCCACTCATATGACCCAGAATAAACAGGGTTGACTCCCGCAGGACCATCGCCAGTCGTTTGCCCCCAAGCCACGTTGGAAACTGAACCAGAATCAAGTCCAATACCAACCTTCATTATGTAGAGCCCGGTCTGTGTAAAATTAATACGCCCCCTGGGAGTTATTGTATAATTTGTATAAGCGTCCCAGTTGGTCCAGTAAGTTGCGGTTGGAGAGTATTGGCTCGCAAAGTTGATAAATGTTGCTGTGGAAGCTACAGGGACTGGATATGCAGCCTGGAGATACAGACCTGACCGCGATGCAGCAGGGGGCAACCCTGGCGTCGGACTGGGAAGCCACCCGGCCTGTTCTAGAGACAGCTGGGCCGTTAGAGTGTTATTCACGACGGTATATGAATACCAGGTATCTCCTCCACTTATGACCGTACTGCTCGCTTGTTGGGGATCGAGCCCCCAAAAAACACCCTGAAGTGTTGCAGCACCCCCGGAGATCCCCTTGACCCATACGTTAGATAAATTACCTCCCCCGTAGTTTCCAAAAATAAACTTATTTGAGCCCGGGTCATATTTTACCCAGTTTGAGAGTGGAGAGTTTGTACCGGCCGTACTCGTGAGCCACGAGTCGCCGCTTGTTGTGTTATAGGTCGAGTACCATGTGATAGTATACGGTGCCACGTTCGCATCAGGAACTCCTGGAAGAGTAGAGTTTATATAAAATTGAGCTGCATTTGAAGAGCTGGGGACGATAGGCCAATACCAGTTCGAAGTTCCGAAAGTTTTTGAGAGTTGGGGCAGAGTGACAGTAAGCGTGAGCCCCCTGACCAAGTCTCCCTTTGGGGGAATTCTGCATATGGATTTTGAACCATATCTGACATTTTGACCCAAAAACGGAACCTCGAAAGCCTCAAGCACAAACGGAGTGTGTCGCCGGTAAACGCCTGAAAAGTAGGTCACTTGCGGTTCCCCTGTGAGCCACACATCTTGTTGACCAAGTGCGGTCAGCTGAATGTAACCAGCTGACATCTCTAAAGGATACGGAGACTTTTGTCCTGGCCCGCGGTCCGCGCTCCAGGCCGGGACCTATTTTGTCCAGGAATTGCAGGAATGACGCTCCAGTTGCGGAAATTCGACCCGAGTCGAATGGGGGACGACAAGGTCTGCGTCTTCATAGGAAAGAGAGGGACGGGCAAGTCTACTCTCGTTACAGATATCCTCTGGCACAAGAAGCACTTGACGGCCGGTATAGCAATGTCTGGGACTGAGGATGGCAACGGGCATTTCAGGCAGTTTATTCCAGATATCTTCGTCTATGGCGATTACAACAAGGATGCTCTCGAGAAGCTCATAGAGCGCCAAAAGCGACTCGTGCAGAGGCTCGGAAAGGAAAAGACTCCGGCCGTCTTCCTCCTGATGGATGACTGTATGTACGACAGGTCGTTCATGAGGGACACGGCTATCAGGCAGCTCTTTATGAACGGCCGCCACTGGAAGATCTTCTTTATGATGACGACCCAGTACTGTATGGATATGACGCCTATGATTCGCACCAATGTCGATTACGTCTTTGCCCTCAGAGACAACGTCCGTCAGAACCGTGAAAACCTGTACAAGGCTTTCTTTGGAGTCTTCCCGACGTTCGATACATTCTGTCAGGTCATGGACACGTGCACTGAAAACTACGAGTGCATGGTGCTGGATAACACATCCAAATCGAACAAGATCACGGACTGTGTCTTCTGGTACAAGGCGCCCATCAGGCGCAACTTCAGGGTAGGATCGGCCGCCTTTTGGCAGTACCACCAGAAGTACTACAACCCCCGGGCCGCCGCGCAGAGACCTCCAGAGGAGGTGAAGCGCCGCGGTCAGACTGTTGTTGTAAAAAAGTCAAAGTAATCTAATGCAGAGTTACGACCCAAATTCTGGAGGCGATATGTCAACTTCTGTAGAACAACT